GTAACAGTTGCGTCTTTGACAGTAAGAGCAAAAATAATTCCGCTAACAACAGCTATTAATTTAGAAAATCCAATAATATATTCTTCTGCTTTATCTGGGAGAAATGCAACAAGAGAGTTATCGCTATGAATCGCAAATGCCGTAGCAACAGCCACGACTGTTACTATTCCTGATGTTGAGGATCTCCAATTTGGTCCAAATAATTTAGATAGCATAATTTTCATAGTAGATTACACTATATTATATTTATAGAAATATATCTTTTCTAATTAATATATCCGTTAGAATACTAACTCTTTCTTAACATTTGTGGATCCTGTAATACCATACAATATATTACCGCTAGCAAATATTCCATTCCTTCCAAAATCTGGGTCTACTTCAAATTCAAATCCTAAAGATGCAGTTTTATTATCACCAATATTAGAGTCATAAGATAATTCTGAAAATCTACACCCTGTAATACCTATAAATGTATTGTATACTCCCATCTTGTCACTAGCAAAATTTATTAAAATATTATAATCTTCATCTTTATTTAAAGAATCGACAAGTGATCCACTTAAAAGTTTACTTGCAAGTAAAGAGAAGACTACTTTACCTTGTAAGGGAAATATTAGTCTTCTGGATATTGGAAATACATTATTTATTCTTCTTTGCTCTCTTCTTCTAAAGTTTAAAGCAAAACTAAAAGCTTGAATATCTTCGGAATGAAAATTGACTCCGGTTCTTGTGGTGCCATTAAAACTCAGCGAAGCGTCTCTCGGAAGAAGGATATTTTGTCCACTTATTTTTGGATCGTAATAATTAATACTGTAAGGAATAACTATATTGTCTTTAGCCTTTACATTTTCTCCAGTTTTTGTATCAAGAGTAGTATATTGGATTCCAGAGCCACTACTATAATAAATAAAATTATCACAATCATAACTTTGCGTTACTCGAGATATTGCCCCAACACTACAACTAAAAGAATAGTTTTTTATATAACAATTTTGGAAATGAATTACGCTATAACTTAAACTTTTTTGATCAATAATTTGATTAATGTTTGAGGGATTTAGTGTCGAAGCAGAAAAAGCCTGCGGAGAAAATAAATCTGTTCCGTTTTCATTAATAACTAGGTAAAAATCTCTTTTATTTAAAAATTCAGAATTAGTAAATAATCCAGAAAACATTCTTGAGTTATTTCCAGAAAAGTGTGCAACATCAAAATTTAACCTTGATTCATTTGTAAATCCGTCTGGAATATAAGAAAAGTCTAATTGAGCTTGTGGTGCGTTTGGTGCCCCACGAAATACTGAACTTTTAATTCCAAAAGCTGAAAGATTTAACCTTTCTTCAGAAATAGAATAATCAACAGAGTTTACTTTTTCAATTCTCTTCAAAACTCTTGTGTTTGAGAAATTAAATGGATTAGGTTCTCCAGAGTAAGGAGCTAAAAATAAACCTTGAACATTATAAATTGTCCTATTAATAGGCATACCTTTTACCTTATATAAATTTACACTTTAGAACTATGATAAAGAATACTGCCTAAATAATAATTTATTTGATGCTCTCCGCAAATCTCTTCTATTTCTTTGACTTGATTTAAATTTTTATCAATAGGACTATCTATGTAATTCAATATTTCATTTTTCCAATTTTCCGGTTTTTCATTAGCGATAATTAAACCTGTTAATTTTTCAGCCTGCTCTTTTTGAACACTATTTAATTTTTTGACATTATTCTTTGTTCTTATCGCTGATTTAATTTCTTCTTCCAGATCTTGAACTGCTAAAATATTATCTTTTATTTTCAAAATAGAATACGCTTTTGACGTACCAATAGGTTTTACATTTTTACTGTTTTGAGGCGATCCAGATGAGCCCGCTGGTCTTCCAGGCTCTAGTTTTGGGCCACCTATCAGAGGTTGATATAAACCTTTATCCTTTAATTCTTTATATTTTTCTTGAGCAATTTGAGATTCTTCTGGGGTTGGAAGTCTGCCGGTATCTATAGCTTTTAATCCTTCTTCCGCAGTTAAAACTCCAAGCTCAACTAAACGATTATAAATTCTAGCATATTGAACATCATCCTTAAGGTCGATGTCTTCAAAATGTGGGGTAGGGAAATTTTTAAACCCTAAATCTTTACTTATTCTCCTTATCTCAGGAGATAGAAATTCATTGATAAAGTGTTCTCTTGCTTGTTTGAGTCTTTCTACAAAAACTTGAACTTTTATGCTTTGATTTGCAAATTTTTCATTTCCAATTAAAATATTATTTAAGCCTATCTGGATGTCTCTATCAACAACTTCATATTTTTGAGGCCCAATTATTGCTGCGATATCTGGGATGATAAACTCTCCCTTGGTTGTATAATCTGCAATAAGAACTCTTCCGACGCTTTGATTTTCAAAGAGTTTTTGCATAGCCTCTAAATTCTTTTGATTTATACCGCCTTTTTCTGGTTCTGCTCCCATCGTGATTAAAAGAATAGCCTGTTGAGTCGTTCTTGTCACTGCCATGTCCATCTTTTTCATTTCTAATTTCCAGTTTATATCATCTAATACTGGAAATCCCATAGGAACAGCTAAAGGCTCATAGTCTTGTTTTTTGTAGAAAACCGCTATTAGTTTATTTGGTTCTAAGTTTATGAAAATTGTTCCGTTAGATTTGTTTTTAATTCTTTCTCTGGTGTCTTCATCTAGAGAATCTAAAACTTCCTGATCTTCATCCGTCTTTGGAGAACGCAATCTTTCGAGTTCGTAATCGCTCAGTATCTTATAAAATCTTTTAGAGTCAAAATTAATTGATCCTCCAGCATAAACATCTGCTGGATTTAATATTGTATATCTAACTGGTAATTTTAAATTAGACAAGGATACATTAAATTTATTTAAACCAAAAGTTTGAGTAATTTTAACTAATTGCTCTTCATTTACATCTCCATCAAATTTATAAATAAATACATTACCACTTCTATAATACTCTCTAAAAAATTGATCTTGAAAACTTGCTAAATTGATTTTTCTAAAATATGCTTCAAAAAATTCTCTAGATTTTTGGCTTCCCCCTGTCAAATAAATCTTATTACTTGAAAATTCCGTCATCAAATCAATAGTGTTTCTAAATATTGCAACATTATAATAAGCTTTTTGACATAAAACTACAGCGTCTTTTACATCTAGCGTTGAAAGATTGGTTATGTAGTTCGAGTGCTTAAATGGTATTAAGCCCTTCTCAATATTCGTAAATCTATCTGTTCTTTCTATATTTCCTGCTGCATTTCTTCTTGACTTGGTTGACGCCGAAGATTCTAAATAATTTTTTGAGGCATAGGTAGAACCATAGGCCATTAAAGGCGTTATATCTTGCAGTTTTTTCTTATTTTTACTCATTTTATATATAATATTACACTTATCTGATCATTATTGGTTCAAAACAACTGGATATATCTTCTTTTGGTGTGCTCATCATGTCATTATAGCATTTAAGACCCCAATTTGCTAATAAAAGAGCAGAATAATTATCTTTTCTAGCTTTATTAGCGGAAACACTTCTTTTAAGATGTTGAGGCAAATCGAAAGTCTGAGTCCCTCTGGCTGTAGCAGAATGCTCCACCAAAGCGCATTGTTTTTTCGTCTGATAAATAAAATCATCCTGATTTTCAATAAAATCTAGCATGCTCCAATCCTTTTTCTCTTCAGATTTTAAAAAATTTAAATCAATGTTTGAATTAAACTCTTTATTAAAAAAATCATCGTTTGCGCAGGTTTTACTGGCGAACCATATTCTTTTATAATCAATACATGCTTGAAGATATTCGTTGCTTTTTCTTATAAAGGTATTAGTGAAAACTTGATTAAAAGCGATTTTTTTCTCTTCAAGATTATATTTCCTCCTTGCATTTTTTACCATTAAATCATACTCTTGTCCATCTAAATCACTATCAAAATCAAAAGTTTTTATATCTATTTTTTCTTTTTTAAAAATCTCAGATTGATTGCAGGCAGATAGAAAAACGTCTGCTCCAGCGTTATCTATAATAATTAATTCTATATTAAAATTTTTTAGTATATAATACAAATAATTTACATGATTTTTTAAATTACCGAGTCCTGCATAAGTATGAACTAGAGCTCCTTGACCAGTTTCTTCGTCTCGTTCTAAAATAGCCATTGCAAAATAATCTGCGTTTGGACTATCGCTCATGTTAGGGTCGATGCCTAATATATACTTCTTTTTCTCATAGCCTTTCATTAAAGTATGAGGAGATTCACCTACTTTTAATGTGCAATCCTCCATTTTCTTCGCATTAAAATAACTATCGCTTCCGTCCGTGAATCTTGCGCAATATTCTCTTAGAAAGCTGCTGTGACTTGCTCCACCATTTTGAGCTTCTTCGATGATAGTCTTATCTATCATCTCTTCTGGCAAAGCCTCGTAACTCATTTGACTTACAAAGTATGTGGCTTCGCCACGATCCTTATCTAAAATTTTTTCTATCCATTCGTTGTATGTTTTATACAAATTTTCAAAGGTAAAGCTTGCTGAAGAAAAAGCTAACATCTTGCTCGTATTTTCAAAAACCATCCTGTCTTCTTCTTCCATAAGATTTTCGGAAATTAATTTGTCTTCCATTTCTCTTATCTCCATCCTTTCCTTGATATTTTGAGGTGCGACAAGAAAAGGCATAAGAACATTTTTAATAATCTCCTCAGGCAATAATAAAAACTCGTCAAGCACAAGGACATTCGCTCTAAATCCTCGTATTTTTTCTCCGTTTAACGGAATCGCCACAATGCTTCCTCCATTTATTTGCCACTCAAATTGATCATTTCTTTTCGCTTTTGCCCCAAAACATTGAGCGAGTAGTTCTGCTCCTGGGCTATTAACTATTTTTTCTAAATTATTGAATATAAATCTTGCTGTTCTAAATGTAGGACCAGCGATAAGAATCTTTGTGTTAGGCTCAAATATGCATTGAAGAAAACAGAAAACTGCTGCCATAAAACTTTTGCCGCAACCTCTACCAAAAACAGACATATTAAAATTTCTATTAAAAAAAGCTTTTAGATGTATCTCTTGATATGGAGCAAGTTTAACCCCACTAATAAGTTCTGTTGTAAAACCTATGTTAGCCCTTAGAAATTTAGCTAAAGTAATTTTTGCTTCTTTATCATTAAGAAATCCTTTTAATTCTAAAAACTCAGAATTAATATCTTTAATTTGTTTGTTATATTTTTCTGGGCATGCCATCATAAAATTTTTAAGTCATATGCAAGTTGTAGGTCTATGTTTTTATAAAATTGTTCTGATGAGAAAATGTTCTGTATAACTCTTTTCATCTCTTCCCTTCCGTCTACAAAAAGAAATTGCAAATTATCATAACTCTGTAATAAACTTCTTACATTATGGAATATGTATTCTGGGGTGGCCTTAATTTTTTTACTTATATAAGGCAAATAAGTAAAACTCATTGCGTTTGATAATTTTTCTTCTACAATTACTATTAGATAACTATTGTTAGCCTTTGCCTTTTCTATCTCTATTTTAAATCTATTAAAATTTTTAATACTTAGCGTACTTATAAAATCACTTAAGCTTTTTCTTTCTATATAACATTTATCGTCTAAACTCGAAGTATAGTCTCCGAATTTTAAAGTTTTAAGTTCTGTGGGGGTATTAAACCTTAACCAATTTTGCTCTCTTGTGTCAATATAGATTATATCTTGGATCTCTAATTTGTTTTTAAATTGATTAGAAATATTATTTGGATGAATAAACTTATTCTTCAATTCTATAGAAGAGCAAAGTTCATAATAATCGCTAAATATTTTATTATAAAAAATTATTGATGGACTCATTATAGACCTAAGTTCTACTTGGGAGGGGGCGTAGACTAAGCCTTTATCTTTTTTTCTTTTTATAAGAAGTTGTTTGCAATAATCTTTGGCATTTTCAATGGGCTGTTCTTTAAGCCATCTTTTCATATTATTCTTATCGTTGAAATCGCTATTAAAATATTGCTCTTTATTTTTAAAATTAATTATTTCTCCTGTTAGAAGATCTTTTCTAGGGAAATATTTATGGTAATATTTTTCTTTATTAAGACCATAGCTTCTTAAAGCTAAATGTAGACTTTTTTCATCTTTAAATTCTTTCCCATCTATTTTACATATAATGCTCATCCGTTTAAAATCTCGTCTTTAGAAATACCTAAGATTTTACATTTGACTTCATCCATTGATGATAATCTATCAATCTCTTTTTCGACAATTTGCTTTCGCATTTCCGCCATTTTAATAAGTTTTTGTCTACTTTCTTCCTCTTTCCACATTTGAACTAGATTAATGATTGAAGCAGTTTCTTTCACTTGTTTGCTAAGCTTTTCACTTCTTTTAACCTTAAGATCATTAAGGAGTTTTTGTTGACGATTAACGCAATCATTATATTCTTTCCGAGCAGTATTACTTGCCTCTACAAGAGCCATAGGTATTTTACCATCTTCTTGTATAGCCATATCAATTTGATTTTGTAATACATTAATAGTTTGTTGTATATTAGAAGAAATAACAACCTCTGTCGCTAAGACTATATACTGATCGACTTCCTCTTGAGAGAGATCGCTTTTATCATATGTATAACGGACGAAACTGCTTTCAAAAAGTTCTCTATCTCTTTCATCATCATAAAGATTGATCTGATGAGAAAATCTAAAAGTATTCATATAGCCAATTAAAGAATTTATATCTTTTCTAACCTTATGAGTCATTTTATTCTTATCGACGCCGTCTAATACATATTTATTAATTTTAGCTATCATTCTTTCTTCGCTACGGGGAGGACGGTATTCTTCAGTTGAAGTGTTCTCATTTTCAGCTTGATTAAATTTTATATTATTAGGTATCGTTTTCATATACTCTAAAATTGTTCTAGTCTCTTGCGATAAATTAGTTAAGGACTCGTTTTTAAATAAAATTTTAGCCATTTCTAACCCAGTCATTGTTTGGCAATTATTGGAAATATACTCTTTCTGCTCTAAAGATAAATCTAAAAATCCCTTCGGTTGATACTCGTGACTCTTTTTAGGTTTTATTTGTCTTGACGCTAAGAATTCTTTAACCGCCTTTCCTTCTTTGCTTCTGCCATCTAGATCATCTCTATCAAAAGCTAATTTAACTAGTTCCACTAACGAGGGCGGGTTATCCGGTCGATTATTCCACTCTTTTAATAAAAGAACCTCCTGATCTTTAGATAGTATTATCTGCTCATCCTTCATAAAATATCTATTTCATCATTGTAAATATATTTTTTTACTTTAGCAACAATGCTTTTCTTTAGATTTTTGATTTGTTTATAGCCTATATCCCTATCTTTTTCTGTAGTTTTATATCCTAAAGCTCTAGCGGCTTCAACTTCTGATTTATTATCTATATAAACCATTTTATAATATATCCATTCATTTGGTTTTAATTTTACTTGCATTTTTAAATGTATATTATTAATACTTTTTTCAAAATTAATTGTATCTACTGGCGTATTGTTAACCTCTTGATAATGATTTTCTATACTTACTGGCAATTTAGTATCATATGCGCTTTTCTTCGATTTTGCCCACTTTGCGTATAATCCACATGCGTTTGATTGTTTGCCATATATGGAACAAAGATTTTCTCCTTCATAAGCAGAGCATTTCAAACATGGTCTTGAAAAATTTCCATAGTTATTTCTAATTAAATTTTTTATTTGATTTGTTATAATTCTATTAACCCATGGAGCTAAGGGCTGTTTTTGATCGTATTGAGCCCATTTATTATTGATATGGATCCTTAATATTTGCGAGACATCGTTAAAATCCATCCAGGATATACTCGTTAGATTCCATTTATTTCTTCTTTTGAGAATTTCTTGATTAATTTCATTAATCTTATCCTCAAATTTAAATTTTCTGATCATTTTTTAGGTCTTAGAGTTTTTGCTTCATTAAGTGTCTCTTTTAAAATCCTATCTGTCTCTGATTTCGATATTTTAATTTTTTTTCTTTTACCTCTTTTTGAAGGTGATATATTTTGTTTTATAACATCTTCTAATTTTTCTCCTTTTAATTTTGAAGCGCTAAGCTCATCAAACTCTAAGTTTTTTATATTTTTATAGTCATCGGCATCGGAAAACTCAGATGAGTAACTGTCTAAATCTTCATTAAGTTCTATTTTTAATACTTTATTCGTAGATTTTAAGTCATCAATTGCATCAAATGGACTACCACACTTGCTACAATATTTAGGTTTAGTTAAGGTATATTCTGTGGGCGCACCACATTTTTGACAATATTTTTTCATATATATTATTATATGAAAAATTTAATATTTATTAAAATAAAAATTGCCCTTTAAACTGAATATCTCTTGTTATGCCTACTACACTGCTTCCATTCCCTGCTGTGACATCTCCCTCAATAAGTATTTTATTGTCATTAAAATATAATCTTTGATTACGAGACTCAAGTAGTTTATCGTCTAGGACAACATACTCTACGTCAATTCTTTCTCTCTTTGAATCCATGTTATTTTATACTCCAAAAATTCCCTCTAATAACGTGACCCCCTCCTGGTTGGCGACAACCTCCAAGGAAATCACATGAGAAGGTTGGCATCCCACCGTTAGATGGTTTTGCCCCCACTCTCTTGACTCTTCGATTAGATCCTTGAGAGGATCCGGTCGAGATGGTCACGTTATTAGAGCTGTAAAAAATATAATTCATGAAATTACCATTTAACCACATTTGGTAAATTAGGATTGTTTAAGTCTGGGCGACTTTTGTATATAAAAATCTCATTTTGATCAAAGCTATAACCTTTACCAGAAATACTATAAAATGGACTAGATCCATAGTTATCAGAATCTCTTTGATCAAAGCATTGAATTAATCTTGCGTATCCAGTGTAAGAATATTCTGTTATTGGCCAATAATTTGTTCTAACCCTATGCAAACCGTCTACTTTTGAATCCGCTTCAAAATTAAATTTTGCACTTACTTTTTTCGCTTGATGCAAATTAGCAGACTGAGGTCTTTTAAAAAATATTTTATGAATTTGCGCTAATCTTTGTCCTGGGCCTATCGAAGAAAAATTCCCAAGAGCATCAGGAAAAACTAGCCAATTCTCTTGGTTATTATATATAAATCTTGGTAAAAAATTCTTAACTTCAGTATAAGATGCGTTATCTGTGGAGCCGTAAGGATATACATTCGTTACGAACTTGGATTTGTTATTTACCACTCCATAATTTAGCTTAAGATTATTTACTAATCTAGAATCAATCCATGCGCCAGAAGGCCTTTGAGTTGTGTTGTTAAAATTATTCCATCCACCAGCTGCATGATATAATATATTTTTACAGGCATATCCTGCTCCAAAATATGGATATTGCTGTACAAGTTCTTGCACGGAGATAGTCTTAGAAGGATCATCAATTTTTTGCCAGAAACCTTGAGGAAGAACTACCGGCATACTTATCCAAGTAGATATACTATAACCTAAAATAATTTGATTTGCGGTCCTTCTCCCATTGAAAGGTTGAGTAGGGTTATCTAGTGACTGTCTATAGACTGGAGTAAAATTTTCTGTGGTGGTGGCCATTCTCCATGCGTTTAAATTATCAATATTTAAAGCTGCAGGACTTGAGGGAGCGCTAATTGTCCATCTCGTTTCAGACTGCCCTCCGTACAAATTAATTGTTAGTCGATGTAATCTCCAATTATTTTCGTTTACATAATCTGTGACGGTATTATAATTATACGCTTGAGTCAATCCTACATATGTGCCATTCGCTTCCGGTTCTAATGCTCCTGTAACAAAAAGCCCTACGCCTGATGCAATTGGAGTAAAAGCGGATGGCAGTATGCTCCTAGAGGTCGGTACATAAAAAGATTTAGGAGTATTTCTAATTGTAAAATTCATAAAGGTTTCTAGATGGTGATTTTTAGGCTGCACATAAACATCTGTGCCACTGCCAACCAAATAATCTTTATAACCATTTCCTATAACTGGATGAAATCTAATCGCTTGTAATGCTAAATTTCCATACCTACTGCTAGGATGAAATCTAACAAAGTTATTGTTTCCAGATACTCCTGTAAAAAGATTTGATGGAGTTCTTTCGTAGCTATTGTCTTTATTTGCATCATTAAGAACAACCATGTATGGTTTAGCTCTTAAAGCTGTGATATATCTTTGATTATTAAAATTCGAGCCTGCGCCAAATTCTAAAAGGCTACTTTTAGGCTCAATAGTAAAGTAAACAAAACTTCCAGGCTGTAATCCAGACGGAATACCTTGGAGATTAATATTTTCATTTATGTATCTTCTAAAAGAATTTCCTTCTAATCCTATACTTAACCATTTCTGTTTGCTGAATTTTATTTGATCTGAAGAAAATGGTGATACTTTTGGGAAAAATCCAGTATAAACATTATCTATATAAAAACTTTGGCCGCTTTGAAGTTGAAGGCCAAGCGAAGAATTTATATATTTAAATCCACCGAAAGGTACGCCCTGCGAGGTTAGAACTCTATCTACTATTGCCATAAATTAACTCCAGTTTCCTCCCATAGCAATCGCTCTCCAGTCCCCATTCGTGGTTCCATTTCCACTTAAGCCGATAAAAAGAAAACTATTATTGAAAGCTATTTGACCAGACACTCCTGGAGAACTTTGATTAGCTGGGATATAATTTGAATTAACTAAAATATTCTTAAAAATTTTTGTGCCATCAACGGTTTGAGTAGTGTTTAATGTAACATAAGAAGCATCCAACTGCTGTCCGTTATTGAAAGCGCTGGAGACAATCTGACCACCATTAAACGTTCTTGGCATACTAATACTTACACAATTTAAAATAAAAATAATAAATAAATATTAGTGTAAATTTATGAGTGAGATCGCTTGACGGCAATATTATATTCTTAAAACAACTAACCTATAATGGAGAATTAGACCAGAGATATATTCAAAATAATAATATTACAGGCTTAATAGATAACTTTGTAGAAGATGTAGAGCTGGAATCTTTAAATAATAAATTTATAAAAATTAATGAAAATAATTTTACTGCAAATTTTAATAATGGATTAAATATCTCTGGCGCTAATTTAAATGTAAAAAATGAAGCTTTTTTTGAATCTGGAGTTGAAATTAGAGGAAAACTTTTTTTAAATAATCGTGAGATTTTAATAAATGCTGATGGGGTTTTATACTCACCAAATATCGGAGCAGGAGTTACGCCTCCTTTAACTTAATATGCCCGAAGTATATTTAATAACAGGCAATCTAACTGTTAGTGGAAATGCTAGCTTAATAAGCGAATCATTTATCTCAAGCGGTTTTGCTAATACCTCTTTTCTTCCTTTTAATCCAAATACAAATGCATCAACTTTTGAACCAAGATATTTATTAAGCAATGGAACAGAATCGCAGCTTCCTTTTGCTTTTGGAGGGCCTC